CTAGCGGTCGAACAGCTTGCGGGCATCGATCGTGATCGTCCTGAGCTGGCCCTTGTTGTCGCGCAGGGTCACACGATAGCTGTACTTGCCATCGCTCTTGCACAGATGAACCTGGACGACGTCACCCTTGCCGCCGGCCTTGGCAGCGGCAGCCAGCTGCTCGACCGTCGCCAGCCCCTCCTTGCGGACGATGGGGGCGGCAACCGACCAGTCCGACAGACATTGGGGCGCATCGGCTGACGCCGCCCGCGGCAACGGTAGCGCAGTCGCGGCGATGGCCATCAGTCTTGTTGCGTTCCTGAGCATTCAACAAATCCGCGCCTGGACACCCCATATTAAATACTAGGCTGTTGGCGCTGAACATCCCATGAACGGGTACGGGGCTCGTGCAGCGCACCTGACGTTTGGTACCCGCGTGCGGCTGGCGTCGAGACCAGACGTCGGGTGCAAGAGCCACACTGGAGACATCGAGTTGCTAGTGTTCCTTGTGGTTCTGACGTTTGCGCGGAACCTGGCAGCACAGGGAAGCAGGTGTCAGAACCGGAACGCTAGAAGCGGAACATCACGTCGCGGCGCTCGACAGGTTGGGTCGCCCGTACCCGTCCGACGATCGTCAGGATGGTCCCGATGAGGCCGACAATCGCCTGGACGGCCCCGACGACCTGTCCGCCGGCGACCCGCACCATCTCGCCCGTGATGTCGAGGCCGATCACGGGACCGAGCGTTGGCAGCACCGTCGCCAGCGCGGTTATGAGGGCGCCCCAGATCGTCATGGATTGTCCCCACCACTTGGGGAGATTGTTGGTCGTCTGTTCGGTCTGCATGGGAGGAGCATCCTTTCCTTGGTTGCCGGTTGACGATGGATTGATCCCGATTGCCTCTTCCGCCGCCGAAATCGACTTCTCGACGCGGGCCAGCCAGCCCCTCCCGAACCTCCAGAAATGAGGGAGTGTGCGGTAGCGCGCCCGACGGATCGCGGCATAGCGGCCGATTGCGTCGCGCTCGCCTTGGCCTGTGGCGGCTGCCAGCGTCAGCGGACCGATCTCGCCATCGATGTCGACGCCGAGCGCCTCCTGGAGCATCCTGGCAGCACCAGCGACGCCATGATTGACCGCGGCATCGAAGTGCATGAGGCCGAGGCCGGCAGGCAGCTCCGCGCAGCGGGCCGGCACGTAGTAGCGGTTCCGGTAGATGGTGCGGACATCCTCAGGAGAGATCCGCTTCAACTCGTCCTTCAGCCCGGCATAGTTCGTGGCATCGAGGGTGATCCCCCGCCACGCGGCATAGACGCCGATCGTGACGCCCTGGTTGGTCGGACCGCCGGGATCGTGAGGGTCCTCGCTCCACCCACCCTCCATCCGCAGTACATGGGCGAGTGCAGTCTCGAAGCGCTTCTCGCCGGTCGGTGCAGCCTTCTCCCCGCTCGCGCGGGGGTCCGACGGCCACCGCAACCCGAGCAGCTTGGCCATCGGGAACCGATCGACGCTGACGCGATTCGATTGATTGCCGCCCAGGAGGAACAGCGTCTGCTCGGCCCAGCCGACCACGAAGCCGACGTGCCCCGCGCCCGGATCGCTGCCCCGTTCAAGCACCGCGACCGCCCCCACACGCGGCGCATCGATCCCGACACCCCAGTCGAGATACGAGCGCGCAAGCAGCGATCCCGTCGCCTTTATCGCGCTGCGCGACAGACAGGCTCCGATGAAGGCCGCACACCAGGCGACCTCGTCGCTCGTGATGCCGGGATGTCCTGCATCGCGGAAAAAGGCTGCGATCTTGGGGTTTGCGGCCGTACCCCCTGCCTCGGTCGTCCCAAGGTCCGACCAGGCACGTGCAAGCCATTGCGGCTGTTCCATGCGATGCTTTCCGATACGTGAGGTTGAGCGGATCAGACAGTGGCCGCGCGCGCTGTTCCCCGTCCGTAGGTCGCGCTCAGCTGGGCGACACGAACCGCCACCACACCCTGAAGGCTCCCGAAGTCGGTGATCTGCTGAGGTGCGGTATAGACGGCAGCACCCTGCGACACGGCGATCGTGCGCTTCACGTCGCCGTCGTCCAGAATGTCGACCTCGTAGCGCTCGCTTTCCTCCGAAAGGGGAGCGTCGGGGGCCTCCCAGGAGTCGCCGCCGATTCTGGTGCGACGTATCCAGGTTATCGAAAGGTCGCCGGAAGGAGCGCGCGTACCGCGAACATGGGCAGGAGACAACGGCTTCAGCCCAAGCCCCTGGAAGGTGTGCGTCGCGCCGACGAAGGAGGGGTCGCCGATGCTCCGTGTCGAGGGGCCCGCGGTCCAGTGCTGCGCCAATCGGACCTCGCTCGCCGCAAGCTCGACCCGTGTCAGTGCCGCATCGATGAGCACCACACGCGCGCCGGCCGCAACCGACGGGCGCATGGCAAACTCCGTGCCCGCCTGCGCGCGCAGCAAGCCCGACAAGGTGTAGGTACCCGGCCCGACGAGAGTCGCGGTCTCGAACTGAAGCACCTCCCACTCGCCCGCATCGTTGCGAACGGCGAGCACGTTGCGCCCGGCGAGCAGTTCCAGCCGCGTGACCGTCTCGAGCTCCCCGCCCGTGATCGAGACCGTGAGGCGATCCGCATGATCGATCCGGCCTTCCGGGCCGGCAGGCAGGGCGTCGAGCGTCGTCCCCATGATCGCCGGACTGGAAACGAACGCCCGGAAGGCATAGTCGGATGGCTGGGGCGAGCTGTAGACCGCAACGGCACCGGGCCAGGGTCGCTGCAGCGCCGCGATGTAGCCCGCGGCCGGGGGCTCGTCGCCGCGTAGCAGCGGCAGGTCGAGATATTCGACCAGCGGCTGACCGACAAGGACGGCCTGTGCGGGCCGAGCCGGACGTGCACGCGTCGCGGTCGCCTCGAAGACCTCCGGGTCGATGCTGCGCGCCTCGATCTCGCGGGGACCGCCATCGGCGATGTCTGTGATGCGCATGAGGCGCGGGCCGACCGGAGACTGGCAGGACACGACGTCGCCCGGCTCCAGCGAGAGCGCGCTCGGGGGAAGCGCGAATGCCGCGCGCTCGCGCGAGGCCCAGGTATCGAACAGCCAGGCTTCGGCGATGCCTCCAGCCTGCTCCGGATCGAGCACGATCGGAAGCTGCGCGCTGGCGACCCGGTTGCTGCCCCCGGTAAGCCGCCGGGCCTCGGCCACCGCCGAAGGGTAGTCGCCGACACTCGAGATGTGGCTGATCTTCGCGGACACCGGCAACTCGGTCTCCTGTCCCCTCGTGATCGTGATGAGGGCATCGCCTGGCCTGCGCTCGACGAGATCGTCGTGCTCCAGATCGAGGACAGCGCCGGCCCCAGCCCGCGGGCGGAATGTGATCTGCCCGTCGCTTTCCACGCTGTCGAAGAAGTAGGCGAGCTCCAAGGGCTGGAGCGCGTCCCTTGCCGCCATGATGCGGTCGACGGCGTAGCCCGGCACCACGCCGTCGAGTGCGTCGACATCGTATGTGGCAAAGCCGCAGTCATCGAGGATCGCGGCCACGGTGGCGGAAAGCGAGCCGCCCGCCCCTCGACCGTTCAGCCAATGCCCCAGCCGCCAGTTTTCGCCATCACCCCACACATCCGTGTTGTAGGGGAATGCGGGAAACGGGCGCGCATCCCACGCGTAGACGTGGATCCGATCGAGATCGACCATGCGTTGCCCCGTGACCGTCGATACCGGATTGGTGCCGGAAACGTAGTCCTCCGCGGCGGGATCGAAGGCCTCGATCAGCGCCTTGATATAGCGGCGCTGCATCAGATCATCGCGCACACCCCGCGAATAGTACGGCAGCGCGGTCTCGGAGCTCTTGGGATCGACGAAGACGTTGGGCTGGTTGGCGCCTTTGTCGACCGCAGGACAGCCGACCTCCATCAGCCAGAATGGCTTCGACTGCGGAACCCAGGCGGTCGGACTTGCACTCTCGTTCCCGCCCGGGCGGTTGTAGTGATGGTTCATCCACCACGAGCGGATGTCCTTGTAGCGAAACACCCATGGCTTGCCGCTGCCGTCGGTTATGGGAGTGCGGATCTGTCCATCACGGTCGCTTGCACTGGCGTAGTACCAATCGAACCCTTCGCCCTTCGTGACGTTGGCTTTCAGGTAGTCGAGGTCGTGGATGGAGCGCGCGCCGGCGATGCGATCGAGGTGGCTGGCACCGTCGCGCCAATCAGCAAGCGGCCAGTAGCAGTCGATACCGATCGCATCGATCGACGGGGAGGCCCATAGCGGGTCGAGATGGAAATGGACGTCACCCGAGCCGTCCCCCGGCTGATGCCCGAAATACTCCGACCAGTCGGCCGCGTAGGTAACCTTGGTCGCTCCGCCCAGAACGGTCTTCACGTCGGCGGCGAGCGTGATCAGCGCGGAGACGAACGGATAGGTGGCGGCCGCACTCCTCACCCACGTCAGGCCGCGCAGCTCGGTGCCGATGACGAAGGCGTCCACGCCGCCTGCGGCCTTCGCGAGGAAGGCGTGATGAAGGACCATGCGCCGGAACGACCACTCCGCCGGCCCCGTATAGACGACCCCATCGCCCAGCAACGCGTAGTCGGACGGGCTCGCCGTGCCGACGAACGCCGCGATCTGGCTTGCGGCCGCTGCCGTCTTGTCGACGCTGCCGGGCTGGCCTGGCGCCGGATGACAGGTGATGCGCCCGCGCCAGGGATAGGCCGGCTGCGCCGCACCGCCGTAGGGGCTCGGCAGCGCGTTGTCCTCCGCCACGTCCATCAGGATGAAGGGCGTCAGCGTCACGGCATGACCACGCGCCTTCAGATCGCGGATCGCGGCGACAACGGTATGGTCCGACGGCGTGCCGCCATAGGCCGGCCGCCCTTCGCGCCTGCTCACGCGGTAGGCATTCGCCCGCTCCACGCCCGCGACGCGCCACGCCTCCGGCAGCGTGACCTTCAGGTTGCCTTCGACGCCGGGCTTCACCTCGCAGTGTCCGGCGCGCAGATCCGTGCCGAACCAGCTCACGACCAGCGAGACCGATCCGACGTTGGGAAGGGCCGTCTCGAGCTGGTCGAGCGCCACCGTCCAGTCGGTACCGCCGAAGCGGGTATGCACATTCTCCGCCTGCATCTCGCCGAGCCCGGCCAGCGTGCTGACGGGGCTGGTGCCGTAGGCGAACTCGCCCGAGCCCGGGATCATGACGACGCCGCGGATCTCCGTTCCGACCGGCTCGACGGCGCGGACGACCTCGAAGGAGAGCTGCGGAATGCGGTTGCCGAACTGCGAGACGTCGAGGCGCTCGAACACGACGTAGGCGACCCCGCGGAAGGCAGGCGTGCGCCCTGCCCCCTCGCTGGCGACGATGAGACTGTCGGGTGTCTGGGCTTCCGTGCCGCGATAGAGCCGATACGCGACGTTGGAAAGATCGAGCTCGTTGCCGTCGGCCCACACGCGCGCCAGTCCGCTGATCTCGCCTTCGCACAGCGCGATCGCAAGGTTGGCGAAATAGCGGTACTCGATCGTGGCGGGACCACCCCCGCCGCCGAGGCCGCCCTTGCCGCCACCCGAATGCCGGATGCGGCTTTCCTCGAGATCGCTCGCCCAGATGATCTGACCACCCGTCCGGACGCGACCATAGATGCGCGGGACGGGTGCGCCCTCGGTGGACGCCGTGACATGGAGATCCTTGAGCCGCGGTCCTTCGACCGTTCGCGACTGGCCTGACCCGCCGAACAGGGACTGGTCCACGTAGGATCCGGCGAAGGCACCTATCTGCGCACCGATCGTCGCTCCGGTCAGGGTCGCCCCCAGCAGCGTGAAGCCCGCCGGCAGCAGGGCCGAGCCCGCTGCTGCACCCACGGCGGCCAAAGCAAGTGTTGCCATCAGCGGATCGTCCCTGGAAAGGTGAAGGCGGCGGCGCGACGACGGCGCCACCAGGACCCGAGCGCCACCTCGGCGGCGGGACCGCCTTCCATCGCGTGGATCATGGTGTCGGGGGTCGCCAGAATGGCGACGTGCTTCGCGGGCAGGTGCGGCTTGAAGCGGAATAGGAGCACGTCGCCCGGGCGCACCCCGTCCAAGGGGATCTCGACGAGATGGCGGCGCGCGGCCTCGATCAGGGTCTCCCGGCCCGCGGCCTCTGCCCAGTCGCGCGAGTAGGCGGGCGGGCTCTCCGGCTCGGTCCCGTAGAGATCGCGAAACACGCCCCGCACGAGGCCAAGGCAGTCGGCTCCGATGCCGCGCCTGCTGGCCTGGTGATGATAGGGCGTGCCGATCCACGCGCGCGCCGCGGCGATCACCGCACCGGCAGGATGTGCTGCCGGCGATGCGTCAGTGAACGGCATCTGAAGAGGCTCCTCTAGCGCGCCGCGTCGTCCGGTCGGGCGACCCGGGTCACGAAATCGTTGCCCGGCATATGGGGAAAGCCGCGGAAGTTGACCGCGTTCGAGAATTTCGCCGCACACGTGCCGAGATCCTTGTCGCACCCGGCGGTGATGGTGAACGTCTGCCCTGGGAGGAGGGGAAGGCGTGCGGGTGCCCACAGCTCGATGGTCACCACGCCCGACAGGGCGCTGTGCGCGCGCACCTCGACACGCTGGCCCTGGGCGGCGCCCGAGGTGAACGCCAGAAGGCCGCGCGCGAACCAGCCATTTGCAAACGCCCCCAGCCCGCTCGCCGTGAACCGGCGCGGGCTCGCAACACTCAACACCGCGCCTGTGCCGCGATAGAGGGCGCTGTCGAGATCGACCTTGCAGCGGCTGCTGCCAAGGTCGGTGTCGCAGGCATACTGGAAGAGCCGCCCCGATGGCTGCTGGAGATAGTGGGCAAGCCCGCGAACCTCGGCGGTGAAGGCTCCGGCCGCATGGCGGACCTCTCCGAGGCTGCCCTTGCGTATCAAGACACGCTGCTCGGGCGCGGACCAGTTGACGCGGAAGATCTCGACGCCCGCATCGTCGTAGAGCCCGGCTGCCAGGTCCGCCTCGTCGAGGCGCTCCGAGGAAAGCGCGCCCGTGACCTCGAGATTGTCGACGCTGAGGCCGATGGTCTCCTTGATCTCGCTGGCCGTGAACCCGGCCGCTGCCTCGAACGTGGTGCCGTCGAAGGCCAGATCACGATCATGGTCGGTGAAGCCGAGCCGAAGCCCGTCCTTGCGCGTGAGGCGCCAGCACCAGCACATCGTCGTGGTGCCCGTGTCGAGATGCGCTTGCAGGGCGGCAGGTATCGCTCTCATTGGCGCACCTCGATCACGGGAATGTCGGGGATCGCGCCGTGCTCGAAGCCGGTAAGGCTCAGCTCGAGCTTGTCGGTATCGAATCGCACGGGCACGTCGAACTCGAATCCTGCGGTGACCATCTGCCCGGCGGCCGGTATGTGACCGGCTGGAAACACGATCGTGCCGTGCGCGTGATCGACCGAATAGTGCGTGCCCTCGACGCGCTCCTCGCCGCCGACGGCAATGCGCACGGTACCCGAGACCGGCTTCGTGATGACCCGCGTCCATGGCGCGTGGGCCCCGCCATAGGTCTTGACGAGCGGGAAGGTATCGCGAATGCCGTCGCCCGTACCCAGGAGCTGGTCGGTGGGAGCGGGCTGCTGCTGGGGCGGGCACGATTTCCAGTCGGAATGGTCGCGCCATCGAAAACCGTAGAGCCGGCCGCGCCGCTCCTCGAAGAAGGCGATGACGGCGTGGACGTCATCGAGCGAGCGTACCCCATAGCCGGCGTTGTACCTCCGGCGCGAGTCGGCCCAGCGCGTATTGCGCTCCTCGTGCCCCGAGCCCAGCGCCACGACATCGGTTCGCCGCTCCGGGCCACCCTGACTGCCGCGCGCGATCCCGGTTGGAAAACGCACCTCGTGAAAGCTCATGGCTGTGCCTCTAGAGATTTCGCTGGCCGACGCCGACCGCGCGGGTCAGCATCGCGGCAATCTGGGTCTGGGACCGCTGGAAGCTCTGGGCGTCGGGCGTATGGATGTTGAACGTCACGTTGACCCCCCCGCCGCGACCGTTGGCCACGACCCCCAGACGGCCGTCGGGTCCGCGGGCGAGCGGCATGATCGCTTCCGCACCGCGCTCGCCCGCGAGCCCCGTCATCCCGCGCGCCAGCGGGAACGTGACCGGGGAGGCGATCACCCCGCCCTTGGCAAAGGGCACCGGCAGCCCCTGCTGGAACGCCGCGCCTTCGGCAAAACCGAGGCTCCCCGTGAAAAGTCCGGACAGCATCGAGCCGAACCCCTGCTCCAGCGGCTTCAGCGCCGCCTTCAGCACCAGGTTCGAGAGGCTCAAGGCAAGGCCGCGCAGCACCTCGCCGAAGCTCTTGCCCTTGATCGCGAGTCCCTCGAAGGCGCTGGTCAGCGAGCTCGCGAACTGCCTGCCGAGCGCGGACGTGCGATTGAGCTCCCCTTGCAGCGCCGTGGTATCGGCGTCGATGACGACCGTCCAGGTCTCATGGGGATCGTTGCCGGTTTCCATGTGCGTCTCCAGGTCGAGCTCAGGCGTCGGGGAAGCGGCGCATGAGCGCGCCAAGCTCCGAATGCGTGGGCGGTGCGGTGGCGATGGCCGGTCCGAGGCGTCCGCGCACGGCCGCGTCGAACTCGCGCGGCGTCATGCTCCAGAACACGGCAGGCGCGAGCGCGAGCACCCCGAGCCCCAGCCGCATCACGTCCTCCCAGGGAAAGGGCCGGGCACCTGCGCCTCGCTGGTCCGCCCTGCCTCGGTCCCGCCACCCGCGCCGAACGTCGCATTGAGCAGGCCCGCCACGATCTCGACGTATCCCGCCGCCCCCCGCTCCGAGGACATCACCGCCACGTCCTCGTCGCCGATCTCGTATCCGGCTCCGCGCAGGCCCGCCCCGATGATGCGGACACAATCGCGCGCTGAGAGCCGGCCCGTCTCGAAGCGGCCGGCCAGGGCCAGCATGTCCTGATCGCCGAACGCGCTCTCGAGCTCTGCGAGCGCGCCGAGCGTCAGGCACAGCCGATAGGTCTTGCCGTCGAGCCGCGCCTCGATCTCGCCGCGATGCTTGTTCGCCATCCTCGCCTCCCCCACGGCTTCAGAGTGCGCTGAAGGCCAGCTCGCCCGCCGATTCGAGCGAGATCTCGAACCCGACCTCGCCGTCGTGGCGGCCCGTCAGCTCGAGCGTATTGATCTGGAACGGCCCCTCCACGGTGCCGAAGTCCGGTATCACCACCTGCCAGCTCCGGATGGTGCCGTTGAACACGTAGCCCCGCACGATCGCATCGGAGGCCGCGTCCTTGAAGATTCCCGCTCCCGTTATCCGCGCGCTCTTGACGCCTGCGCCGGAAAGCAGCTCGCGCCAATGCCCGGCGGATTCCTGGTGGGTGACGTCGACGCTCTCGGTATTGAAAGCGATCGAGCGGGATCTGAGCCCCGCGACCGTCGTGAACGATCCCACACCGTCGCTGTCGACCTTGAGCAGCAGGTCCTTGCCCTTCTGTGCAGCCATCTCTCTTCCTCTTCCTGCATTGAGCCAACCGTCCTGCGACGCGCCGCCAAGCCCGCTGCCTCTGCAGGGCAGCCGGCCCGCACGGCGCGAGGCAGGACGTGTTCCTGGTTGAGCGGCGTCAGACCTGCGGCTCGGTCACCGCGCGGAAGCGCAGGATGCCATGATAGGTCTCCCCGTCCGGATCGCGTCGCGTCTCGGCGAACTCGTGGCGCAGGTTCACAAGGTGATGGCCATCGAGCGTCAAGCTCTGGTCGTGCAGTGCCGCGCGGGCCGCGTCCATGATCGCCTGCGCCTCACGCTTTCCCAGCGCCCGCGACCACACATGCAGAGTGAGGACGTGCTCCGAACCCTCCTCGCTTGCCGTGCTCCAATCGCGCTCGACCGTCTGCCCGAAGGTGATATAGGGGAAGCCCGGATCGCGCGGGGCGTCGTCGAACACCTTCGCTCCTCCCAGCGCGGCGAGGAGCGCCATGTCACTGGTGAGCCGCGCAAACACCGCAGCCTGCAGCGCACTAGCGGCGACCGGCATCGCTAACCTCCCTCGATGGCGTCAGCTCGGCCTCGACATGCGGGGACGGATCGGCTGCACCGTCGCGCCCTGCCGGGCGCTTGATCGGATGACGGCGCGCCTCCTCGTCGAGCCGCGTCACGGCCGCACGAAGCGCCCCTTGCGTGACGATTCTGACTGCGATCCTCACAGCTCCTGCTCCTCGACGAGACACTTCAGCCATCGCCGGCGCTCCTCGATGTCGAGGACGGCACGAATATCGAACACCCGGGCGCCCAGTCGGAGCCGCATCGCCGGTGCGACGCCGACGCGATGACGCAACCATATCTCGTGCGTGATCCGTCCGGCGATCCGGTCCGCCGTGAGACGCTCGGCCCCGCTCACGGGCCGCACGTGTCCCCACAGCTCCGCGACGAGCGCGTGGCTCTCGATCGCGCCGCCCGCGCCGTCGGGCGCGCGCAACGGCTCTTCCAGAAGAAGGCGATGCCTGAGGTCGCCGATACGGATCGTGTCGCTCATAGCCGTTTCATCCGGAATGGCATCAGCAGATCCGAGACCGCGGCCGGGATCCGGGTCTCGGGCCTTCCGATCTCGATCGGGTCTCGGTGCTCGTACCAGTGTGCGGCGAGCATGAGGATCGCGTGGCGGATCGGCTCGGGCACGTCCGTCGGCGTGGCACCATAGCCTGCCGTGAAGTCGATCTCGATCCCGGCGACCGAGCGCCCCGGCACCGGCCAGACCGGACCCGTCCGCACCAGACGCGGTGGCATGCCCTTGCCGTCGACAATATACTCCGACGCCGCGATGGTGACCGCGACCCCGGCCGCGTTGCGCACGCGGACCGCATCCACGGCCGCCACCGGCTTCAGCGGAATGGCGAGACTGCGTGCGCGCGGCCATTCGTCGAGGGTCAGCCGCCAGCTCTGGGTGATGAGGGCAAGACCGAGTGCCGTCTCGATATGCAGGCGCGACGTCAGAAGCAGACTGGCAATGAGGACATCCTCCGCCGATCCGTCGATCCGCATGAAGGCCTTTGCCTCGGAGACCGTGACCGGCTCCAAAGCGGGCCCGCTCGTCATGACGAGGGCCATTTCACACTCCGGATTGTTGCAGGGATGCCCGTTGCGGAAGGAGAGCAGGACCGCCGCGCCCGAGGGCCGGGGTCCTGCTGCCGAACCGCGCGGGCAGGGAGGCGAACCCGCGCGGCCAGGCTCGTCGGTGCTCGTGGCCGCGGGTGTGGGCGCCGGGCTTCCAGGCACCCCGGTCTCCCGCGGCACGAGACCGGTGCGATGCGGTCCGCGCGAGCAGGTCTACGCGGTGAACTTCATGAGCTTGATCGCGTCGAAGTCCGCAACACCGCCTCCGACGCGCTTGGTCGTATAGAACAGCACGTAGGGCTTGGCCGAGTAGGGATCGCGCAGCACGCGGATGCCGACCCGATCGACGATCAGATAGCCGCGGCGGAAGTCGCCGAACGCGATCGAGTTGGAGCCTGCCGCGATGTCCGGCATGTCCTCGCTCTCGACGACGGGGTAGCCCATCAGCATCGCCGCCTCGTCCGGCTTGCCGGCGGGTTGCCAGATGTAGTTGCCGTCCGCGTCCTTCATCTTCCGGATGATCGACTGCGTCGCGCGGTTCATCACGAAACGCGCATTGGCGCGATGGCCGGCCTTCACGGCGTAGATGAGGTCGATCAGCTTGTCGGTCGGATTCGCGGCTGGGAAGGCGCCCGACGTACCCGTCGCGACATAGCCGATGTTGCCCCAGGTCCAGGACGCATTGGCCACCGTCGTGTAGGAGAGGAAGCCCTTCGGCTTGTTGATGCCGTCACCCGTGACGAAGGCCGTCCCTTCCTGCTCGGCGAACGCGGAGCGGACCTCCTCGGCGAGCCATTCGTCGATATTGACGGCGGTATCGTCGAGCAGGGACGACGTCGCTGCCGGCATCGCGTAGAGCTCCATCGTCGGGAACGACAGCTCGGCGAGCGTCGGCGTGCTGGTCTGGGGCCGTGCCGCCGTCTCGCCGACCCAGCCCGTGTCGAAGCCGTTCGTCGCGTAGGGCAGCTTGTAGACCGAGCCCGACACCTGGCGCACACCCGCGATTGCGCGGATCGGCGAGATGTCCTTGAGCGCCGCGTTGACCGCCCGTTCCGTCTCGTCGGGCACCAGATATCCGCCGTCGGGATCGGAGCCGACCGACAGCGCCTTGCCCTCCAGATCGCGGAGGTTGCGCGTCTCGCCCTTGCGCACATAGCTCTCGAACGCGGTCTCGTGCTCGCGGCCGGCCGCGGGACGGGGCGCGGCGCCGCCGACCGGGGGCCGCAGCGCCTTCAGCTGCAACGCGTCCAGGCGGCGGTCGAGGCGGGCGAGCTTCTCCTCGGTCAGGGGATCGGCAGCCCCGCGCCGCTCGATGTCGGCGAGCCGCTGCTCGTTCTCGTCCTTGTAGCTCTCGAAGGCGCGCATGAACTCGTCGAGCGCCTGGATGCTGTCGAGCGGGCTCGCCTTAGTCTGGATTGTCGTGTCGGTCATACGGGAAGTCCTCTGGGGTTGGCGTGGTCACTGGCGGATGAGGCGCGTGGCGGCCCGGAGCCGCTCGGAGAGCGCCTTGTCGACGGCGTCCGGCACCGCGTCCCGCAGGTCCCTGACACCCTTGAGGCCTGTGCGCATCAGCGCCCGGGCCTCGGCGCGCGTCAGCCGAGCATCCCGCGTCAGCCAACGTTCGAAGTCGCGTTCGGTGGCGAGCGGCGGCGTCCAGCCCTTGGTGCGTGCGATGCGCGCCTCGGGCAGCATCGGGAACGTCACCACCGAGATCTCCCAGAGGTCGATCCGCTCGATCCGGCGGATGCGCGTCCTTGGATCGCGCCGCGCCTTCACCGCCTTGAAGCCGATCGACAGGCCGTCGATGGCACCCTCGCGCATGAGGCTCATCACCTCGCGGGCGCGCGCCACGTCCGGGTTGAGGCGGCCGATCGCATAGAGCCCCGTGCGATCCTCCTGCAGCCTCGTCCAGACGCCGATCGGCTGGCCGGGATCGTGCTGGAACAGCATGCGCACCCCGGCCGCGCCGCGCTCCTCCAGCGTGTCGCGGAAGGCGCCGGGTGCCACGACGTCGCGCCCCATGTCCTCGCGATTGAAGACGCTGGCATACCCCTCGAAGGCACCGTCGGCGCCGACCGATTTCAGATCGAGCGCCGTGAAATGCGCCTCGTGCGCGAGCGGCCGGCGCCGCGTGTCCGCGTCCGTCATTCGTCCCACCTGTCGTTGTTGATCAGATCGCTTCGCCACGGGGGGCTTCACCGCCCTCCTCCCGCGCTCCATAGCCCGCCAGCGCGCGCTTCTCGCTTTCGGTCAGGAAACCCGCCGCCCCGATGCGCGCCCACAGCGCCTCGCGCTCGCCGGCCAGCGCCTCGACCTGGTCGAGGTCGGGAACGAGGCTCACCCCACCGCCCCACGCCGGCGCGAGCCAGCGCGAAAGCGCCCCCGCGGTGCGCCGCATCAGCGGAATGACGGTCTGCCGCCACAGCGCGCGGTTCGCCTCCTGGTAGTTGGCGTAGGTGTTGTCGCCGGGGATGCCAAGCAGCAGCGGCGGCACACCGATGGCGAGCGCGATCTCGCGCGCGGCCGCGTTCTTCGCCTCGAGGAAATCCATGTCCTTGGGTGAGAGCGACAGCGGCTTCCAGTCGAGCCCGCCCTCCAGCAGCAGCGGCCGGCCGGCATTGCGCGCGCCCTGGAAGCCGATCTCCAGCTCAGCCTTCAACCGCTCGAACTGCTCGCCCGACATGGGGCCCTCGCGGCCGGCGTACACGAGCGCGCCCGATGGCCGTGCCGCGTTGTCCAGCAGCGCCTTGTTCCAGCTCGCGGCCTGATTGTGGATGTCGATGGCGACGGCGGCCGCCTCGATCGGCGAGAAACCGTAGTGATCATTGACGGGATGGAACAGGCGCATGTGCAGCACGGGCCGCACGCCAGCCACCGGCTCCTCCTCGAAGCGGATGGTGCGCCCGGCCGCAGCGTACTCGTGGGCCTCCGGCCAGCCGTCGCTGCCGGGCACCACCTTCATGCGGTCGGGGCGCAGGATGTGCAGCTCGCGCAGTTCCCCGTCGATGGCGACCGCCTCCGCGTAGGCGTTGCCCGAGACGAGCAGGAAGCCGAACCACGACTCCAGGAAATCGACGCCGGTGTGGTCGAGCGATGGCCGCGCCATCAGCGCGGCAAGGGGATGATCCTCGACCTCGGCTCCGCCCTCGTAGACCAGCAGCGGGATCGAGGCGGCGGCCTCCGCGATCATCCTGACCGAACGATAGACGATCGCGTTCTGCATGAAGCCTTCGCGCGCGAACGTCACGTAGTCGCGCGGTGTCCACACGGGGGCTCCCAGCGACTCGAACGCGATCAGCGGTCCGGCGCGGCTCGCCTTGGCGGCGATCGCGGGCAGGGAGGCGCCTGGCCACAGCCGTTCGATCGCCCGGGTCAGAATGCCCATGCGCAGTCTCCTTCAGCTATCGACTTCAGCTATCGACTTTGACGTGGGGATCGGGCCAGGCGAGCCGATCCCCGGATCAGAGAGCGCGTACCGAGGGGAGCGCCTCGCGGTCCAGCATCAGGTCGGTCAGCGCCCATACGAGCGCATCGAGCCGGTCGGGACTGCGTCCGCCCACCCGGCCGTCGGCGCCGAACGAGAGCAGCTGATCCTCGAGCTTGTCTAACGCGCCGACGTGCGAGACGCGCCCCTCGGCGTAGAGGGACGCGACCGGCTCGGCGCGAATCCACTTTCCTCGCGTCGCACGAACCTGCCGCACCGCGACCGTCTCGTCGATCTGGCGCAAAACCGCGATGACGAGATCACCGCCCTGATTGGTCTCCGCGACCACCCGGTCAGCAAGATAATCGCGATAGGCCCCGATCGTTGCGCGCGCCCATTGGTGAGGCTCCCGGCCCTGAACCGTGCGGTCGGCAAGAATGTAGGCACGGCCGTCGACGCCGCGCCCTGCCACAACAATGCCGCAGGCATCCGACGAGGCCGTCGCCGTCATCGGCGGATCGACCGCCACCGCGATCGCCGCAAGCTCCGGCGCGGCTTCGATGCGATGTTGATCGATCCAGTCGCGCCGCCACAGGCTGCCCGCGCGATGGTCGATGATCTCGCCCCACAGCTCCTGGCGGCCAAGCGCCGTTCCGGTGTAGCGCCGCTCCATCTCGGCGACGAAGCCCGGCGCAAGATTGGCGGCATTCGCCACGGTCGCCGCACGCGTCACGACGGTCGCCTCGTCCTTCAACAGTTGCTTCACGAGCGGCACCGGCCGCGGCGTCGTCGTCACCACGGCCTGGGGCGTGTCGCCAAGTCTGAGGGCGAACTGCAGCATGTCCCAGGCCCTCTCCGGTTCGCGCCATTTGGCGAGCTCGTCGATCCAGGCCGCATCGAACTGCGGTCCGCGCAGCGCATCCGGCGTTTCCGCGGAGAACAGCTGCGCAATCGTCCCGTTCGGCCAGACGAGCTGGCTCTTCGAGGGCTCGAACCGGGGGCGCTCGTCGTCGGCATGAATCGCGAGCAGGCCCGACACGCCCTCGATCATGACCCGGCGAACGTCACCGATGGTCTCGCCGACGAGTGCGATACGCTGCGCGGGCACGCCGTGGCGACCGAGCGCCCTGGCTCTTACCCATTCCGCACCCGTGCGGGTCTTGCCCGCACCGCGTCCGCCGAGAATGAGCCAGACCCGCCACGGAGTTGCCCCCGGCGCGGCCGGTGGCAGTTGCTCATCGCGAGCCCAGACATCCCAATCATGCCTCAGATGGGCGATCATCTCCGGGGGCAGCAT